GGTGTGTTCGTTCAGCCTAAACCAAACGGGGCTTCGGCCCCAGAAAGAACATCATGAACAAAACTCCCGTTTGGACAACTGGCTACAAGCCAACCAAGGAAGACCTCAAGGGTCTGTGCAACCACCGCTTTGAGACTGCTGGCGGCTTAGTGCTGGACTGCTACTTGGCTTTTGAAAAAGAAGAACGCGCCACCTTTGATGACCCTGGATGCGCTGCTGCCGTTGAGTTGATCTGGGCCTTGGTGGAAGGCGTGGATATCAGCGAGGTGCTTGGCGATCTGGCTGAAACGATTGAGGAAGAGGCACTGAGCGATCTGGAAGACCAGATTGAAGACGCTGCACTTGAGCGGGGTAAGGAATGAACTGGCTGGCGGCTGGGCTGGTGGCCTTGGTAATGTCAGCAGCTTACTTGCTTGACGGCCCATCTGAGCATGAGGCACAGGTGGATACAACAGAGGAAAAAATCCAGAGGATGTGTGGCGAGAACGCAGGCTGGAAAATGCTAGACGATAAATCAATACAGTGCTTTACGCATCGTGGGCACAAAACTAAAAAGGTGACGCTATGAAAATTGACGCAACAATTGAAGAAATCAACAAGATTGCCAATCGTGCATATGCCGGGGCTAACCCTGCTGACAGGCTGGCGTTTGAGAATGGAATGTTAATAAGCGCATTGCGGGAAATGTCCTGTTTGCTAGACAACGCTACTGATCGTTGCAAACAGTTGGAAATTGAAATTATGCATAAGGACAACACATGACAAGCATATTGATTCACAGGGTTAAAACTTTGATAATAAAAGAGCCATCTAGTTTAGACGGCGCTGTTGCAGTGTTTTGGACACGCAAAATATTTGTGACTGACACAGACGGCCATAAAACAGAGATTACTTTGTTTGCTGAAAACGAAGAATCCTTAGAAATAAAGGAATCGACATGAACAATTTACAAGATTTGAGGAAACCATTTCCAGATCATCAAATTAGCTACCTGCCCAAAGGCGGTGCAAAATTAGCATACGTAGGCCATGCGGCTTTGACTGATCGCTTGCTGGACGTTGACCCTGGCTGGACATGGGAGCCGCTGGCAATGAGTCCCCACGGCTTGCCCGTCATGGACGATCTAGGCGGTATGTGGATACGGCTTACAGTGTGCGGTGTAACCAGGCTCGGATATGGGCACGCTGGCAACAAACAGGGCGGTGACGCTATCAAAGAAATCATTGGTGATGCCCTGCGAAATGCTGCTATGCGATTTGGCGCTGCACTTGAGTTGTGGCACAAGGGCGATTTGCATCTGGATGCGCCGGTTGATGCGCTTGCAGAATCAACTTTGCAATTTTGGCTTGATGATTTTAAGGTTTGCGCGACAAATGAAGAATTGCGTAAAAGTTTTACGCTTGCTTTGGCAGCGGTTACTAATGACGTTGACAAAACAATATTGATTGAAGCAAAAGACAAACGCAAAAAGGAATTGTGATGCAACAAGGCACAGACGAATGGTTTGCTGCTCGTCTTGGCAAAGTGACGGCAAGCAGGGCGGCAGATGTGATGACAAAAAAAGGCAGCGCAGCCAGGGCTAATCTGTCTGCCCAATTGGTACTGGAGCGCCTGACAAACACCAAGGGCGAGTCGTTTAGCAGCGCAGCTATGCAATGGGGCGTAGACCAAGAGCCGTTCGCCAGGGCAGCGTATGAGGCCCACAGCGGCGTTTGGGTTGACACTGTAGGCTTTGTGCAGCATCCCACAATTGAACTTGCTGGGGCTAGTCCTGATGGCTTGGTGGGGCATGATGGGCTGGTTGAAATTAAATGTCCCAATACTGCCGCCATGATTGACACGCTGTTGACGGGCAAAGTGCCTAGCAATTACAGTACGCAAATGCAGATGCAAATGGCTTGTACTGGAAGGGCCTGGTGCGACTATGCTGTGTTTGATTCTCGGATGCCCGTCAAAGCGCAGTTGTTTGTCAAGCGAGTGCAGCGTGATCAAAAATACATTGATGATTTGAACAAAGAAATCATTGCGTTTTTGGCAGAGGTAGAAATCAGTTATCAATTTTTAATTAACTATATTGAAAGCAAATAATGTCATCAATCATAAAAGAACTTAGCACAATCGTTGGCACATACACAAATGCCAAAGGCGAGAAAAAGAATCGCTATCAACGGGTTGGCAGCATTATCCAGACTCAGCGGGGCGAGATGGTAAAAATTGACGTTATCCCGTTGAAGGAGGGCGGCTGGGACGGCTGGGCATTTATTAATGATCCAAAGCCAAAAGAATATCAAGGCTTGCCTAGGGAAAATGAAGACGACATATCATTTTGAGGAATAATTATGTACGCACGACACACCGATCCAGATACTAGCCACATAGCAATTCGTGATCCGTCTGCTATGGAGGCCGAGGTACTTAAAGTTATTCGCCGATATAAAAATGGGTGCATTGCTGAACAGCTTGAGCAGGCTTTGCCGCACATCCGAATTAACAGCATTACGCCCAGGCCAGCAGCATTAATCCGCAAAGGATTGGTAATGGACACTGGTGAGCGCAGGCAAACATCAAACGGCTCTTGGCAAAGAGTGCTGGTGGCGCTATGAATGATGATAGCGATTATGAATTAATTATGTGGGCATATTTAATTGCTCACATAATTGTGATACTGCTTGCATTGGTTGGCGTTGCTGGTTTGGCGGGTTATGTCTGGGGGATGCTATGACTAACTGGCCTTTTCCTACTCAATTGCCGCCAGCAAAGCCTAGCAAACCAATTCCAATAAACCCAGAAAATTATGAGGACGCACCGTTTTAAAATATGACTATTACAGTATTGTCTAAACGCATACGTGACGCTTTGGCGCAATCACCTGACGGGCTTACCCCCCGTGAAATTGCAACGATGCTGGATGTTGACGTATCACAAATAAGTCGATCTTTGACTTTGATGCCTGATGCTTACATTGATCGCTGGGTTGTTTGGAAAAACAAATACACACCCGTACATTGTTTGGCGTTTATTCCTGATGATTGTCCGCATCCATGACTCTGACATTTAACACATGGGCCAGAGCCACACTGGACAATTTTGCGCTTGAGGCTTACTTGCGGCTTCAACAGCAGCAAGATCAGATTGAGCAATTGCGGTGTAATTTTAAAGATGCAATTGAGGCGTATTGGGCGGTTATGAGAGAAAAAGCGCCCTCTCATCGTTTCTTCGCTTGACTAGTCCCGGCAGAATTTTACCCCCGCCCCTCACAAACTTCAAGAACTCGTCGGCAGCTTCTTGCGTCTCGCCCCGCAGAACCTTCTGACGGAGGGTGCTTCGCTGTACGCCCCCCAAGCCGAGATTAAAACTAAAGCTGACAAGAGCATCGTTTTGACCTTGGGTAAGCACCATAGGAAAAAGTCGGGCGACCCCAGTTTCAAATCGCTGGAGATCAAAACTAAGGGTTCCATCTACTTCGTCTTTTGAAAAAGTACGGTTGTCATTTGGTTCCAGCGGATAAGAGTCTCTTTGATCCAGTGGTAAACGTCCTTGATCTGAATATAAAACATGTCCGACTCCTACAGTCCAAAGCCTTGCTGGGCAGCGATACGGCTTGTACCGCACCCCCTCATGGTGCTTGATCATCTCTTTGCAACGATCAGAAACTTTCAATCTTTTCCACCTTTAAACGCTCGTCCACCAAAATGAAAACTAATAATAGATGCAAAGATGATCTGAGTGTCAGCGTCCCAAAGTTTTGCAATAAGCACATTGAAGTCAATGCCGTGATGCCACGCATAAACAAAACCACCAATTTCAACAAACGCAAACAGGATGAAGAAACCGTAGGTCAGCATGGGCCTGACACCGGAGCGCAGGTTGATCATCCACTGTGATGCACCCTGTCCAATGGCTATGTCGTGTGCGTAGAGTGCAGCACGTTCTGATGCCTCTGCCTCAATCGCTTGGCCCTCTACTTTGATTTCCTCCACCCGCTGCTGCGCTTCAAACCCGGCTTTGCGTAAATCCAACTCACGCTCAATCTGCAACTGGGCCATCGCCATCTCATGCTTCTTGTCGGCCCTGTCTTGGAAAAAGCCAAGCAGCTTGGGCAGACCCCCGGCAAGGAAGCTGATAAGGGTAGAGAGTAGGGTAAGCATAATTAGCCTTTAAGGTCAAAACTCAAATTGGCATGGCGAGGGTACTGCACCACTCGCTCACCCTCGGGGCATTTGTACTTGATCGTTGCCAGCAATGTAGCTGTGCCGGGCGCAATCTTTTCTTTTTTCACCATCGTAAGCTGGTATGTAAACGTGTCAATCGTTGGCCCTGCTGGGCCGCTGAACTTGCTTGCGGTGGTGGTCGCCTCATGCACCATGCCAGCGGCATCCCTAATGCTTGGGGTAAAACTCTCTACTGAGCAGTCATCACGCTTTTTGATCCGAGCTACTGTCACATTGATAGGCTGCCCTGCCGCTGCTGTAATCTTAAAATGCTCTGGTGACCACTCAAGGATGGCCCGATCAAACCAACCAACCTTGTCTGCAAGCGTGTACCCGCCGCCAATAGCTGCAATGCTGGCTGCGACTGCTCCAATGGCTTTGGTTACGTCAATCATTTCTTGTTCCACATCTCAAATAGAGATTTAATCTTTTCTTCCAAAACAGCTACCCGTAAATCTAACTTTGCCAAAACAATAATCAGCGTGATGATTGCCAGCAGGATGGGCCATGCCTTTGCCAAGATTTCAAAGAAATCCATTACCGCAACGTCATTGACGCCCACACTACGCCGCCCATAGCCATTATCATTACGCCTGCCACTCGCATCAACACGCTTTCAATGCGTTTTAACCGAGCATTAATTTGTGCGTAACGCTCTGCACAAACTGCTTCGTGGCTGTTAAGCCTGGCTTCGGTTTCTGTCATGATTCCACCCATGCAATTGTTGATTCATCCCAGCGGTACATTTTGCCGTCAGTGGG